TATTCTTAAACACTGTAACTCCAGTAACTATTACCTCGGCTGGTATTAATTATTTCACTGCACCAACTGTAACTTTCGGTGATCCTATTAACAGTGCAACTCTATTCATTGCTAATAGTGGAGTTATTATTGGACAAAAAATATATAACTCTGTTGGAGATTTCTTTGAGGTATATTCTCCAGGAACTTTATCAGCACTAGAGCCAACTCACCGATTTGGAATTGTTAAGAACGGTACTGCTTCTTTAAAGTATGTTGGTACAAGAGCAAAAGGTACTGCTACTCTTGGAACTAGCACTATATCTTTAGCTTCTGGAACAGTTTCTACTGCGCTAACTACAAATATTATCACTGTTAGTTCTACTGCTGGTTTTTATGCTGGTCAAAAGATTGTATTTGGTACAACTATTGGTACTATTGTTTCTGGAACTACTTACTATATTTTAACTGTTCCTAATTCTACAACTCTAACTATTACTGCTAGTATTGGTGGAACTGCTAAAACTATGTCTGCCTCAACTGGTACATCTACTGTTACAGTTACGAGTGGGTTTATTTCTGGTGTAACACCAATCGGAGCAGTTAGAGAAATTAATCTAACTTCTGCAGGAACTGGATATACTACACCACCTACAGTTAATTTTTCAGGTGGTGGCGGTTCTGGAGCAACTGCAGTTGTTAAAATGAACACTGTTTCTGGTAGTGTTTTATATGCCACAGTAACAAATATTGGAGATAACTATTCTAGCGATCCAACTGTAACTTTTGGAACTGCGTGGTCTTCAGAAGGACATGTTCAACTGTCTGACCAAATTTTTGCAAGTAATAGATTATATACTGTTACAACTGCAGGCACTCAATTAAATATCACTAAGGCTACTTATACTGGTAAATCTGTTTCTGTTAATGCACGGGATACTGCTCCATCAGGTTTAGCGTTTTCAACTGATGGTCTAAAGATGTTTGTTCTTGGTGACAGTGGTAATAATGTGGTTGTTTATAATCTTTCTATTGCTTGGGATGTTTCCACTGCAGTATTCTCATACGAGTCTGGCGCATTAGCGACAGAAACTACTCCAGTTGGTATTGCATTTTCAACTGATGGTCTAAAGATGTTTGTTGTTGGACAGTCAGCTGACTTAGTTCAAGAATATACTCTTGCGACTGCGTTTACAATATCAACTTCAGCATTAACTACATCTGCAACATTTTCTATTGTTGCACAAGATACCACTACTGGTGGTATGGCATTTAGTTCTACTGGAACTAAACTGTGGTTAGTTGGCTCAACTGCAGATTCTATATTTGAATATACATTAGGTACTGCATTTTCAATTGCAACAGCAACATACACTACTTCTTTTAGTGTCGCTAGCCAAACAACTAACTCTTCAGATATTTGTGTTACTAATGATGGTAAAAATTTACTTGTTACAGATTCTGTCACAGACGATGTTTATCAGTATACTTTAGCAACAGCAAATTCTATTGCTACTGCTTTATACACAAACTCTTTCTATGTTGGTGGTATAGAAGGTGCTGCTACTGGTATTGCGATACATCCAACTAATGCGTTTATGTATCTTGTTGGTAGTGGAAATGATACTGTATATCAATATCAAAATTTATTAGTATCTAAATTAGGTACTGTCGCTCCATCACATACTAGTGGTACAGCTACTAATGGTGATGTTATTTTAACATATGCTGGAATTGCTGCATCTGGTTCTGCTATTCGTAGATTTGGTGCTGGTTATTCCACTAACCCAGCAATAACATTTACTAGTGTTGATCAAGGTTCTGGTGTAGTAGGTGTTGTGAATGTTGATAAATCAAACGCTAAATTATTACCCATCATAGATGGTGGTCAAATAGTTGGTGTTACTGTTGAAAATGCTGGTATCGGTTATACTGCAGCTACTCTTGCCATTTCTGGTACAGGGACTAATGCTAGTATGCAAGCAGATTTAAATCTTGGTGATATTAAATCTTTGCAGGCTAATAATGAAATTTTAACAACTGCTGGGACTATTAATGCCATCAAGTTAATTTCTGGTGGTTATGGTTATGGTGTAGCTACTATTGCAATTAATGGAGATGGAACTGGCGCAACTGCCACAGCTTCTATCAATACTGCCACAGGTAGAATAACTAAAATAAATATAACAAATCCTGGACAAAATTATACTTGGGCAGATATTGTAATAACAGGTAACGGAAAAGCTGGCACGGCTAGAGCAATTATTTCTCCTTACGGTGGTCATGGTAAAAATGCCCCTGACGAATTATTTGCTAGAACATTAATGTTTTATTCTAATGTATCAAACGATTTAAATCAAGGTGTTTCTGTTAATAACGATTATCGACAACTGGGTATTATTAAAAACCCAAGAGCATTCTTAGATAATACTCGTTATCAGAATGTTATCGGGTCAGGATGTTTCTTATTACAGGGATCTATTAATACAGCGTATTTCCCAAAAGATATGGATTGTACTGTATCACGAAGTGTTAGTGGAACTACATATTATAGAAAATATAGAGTAGTTTCATCTACTTCAAACTCAGTATTAATTCAATCTTTAGATAATGATGTCCCACAATTGAATGATACTTTTACTAATGCCGCAACACAAACCTTTACTGCTACTAATGTAACAGCCCCGACAGTGGATAAATATTCTGGTCAGCTAATGTTTATTGATAATAAAGCTGGATTCACTCCGTCTGATGATGAGACTGTGACACTTAGAACTGTTATAAGATTCTAACTAAATAGAGAACTAACCGAGAGAAGATTAAAACAATGGCCATCGACTTTAATACTGAACCTTACTACGACGATTTTGACGAAACTAAGAAGTTTTATAAAATCTTGTATCGCCCAACATTTGCTGTTCAGGCGAGAGAACTTACTCAAATGCAGACTATTCTGCAGAAACAAATCACTCGTTTTGGATCTCATGTATTCAAAGAAGGAGCCATGGTCATTCCTGGTAATTCTTCTGTTGATACTACTATCGGATATGTTAAATTAGAATCTTCTTATAATTCTATCCAAGCAGATACTGTCGTAGAATCTTATGTTGGTAAAGTTATTCAAAATGCGGGTGGCTTGCAAGCACAAGTTACCCATTATTCTGCATCACAAGCTGGTGATCCTCCTACCTTATTTGTAAAATATAAAAATTCTGGTAGCACTGGAACAAGCAAAGTGTTTGCAGCATCAGATATTTTAACTGATGTAGATACAGAAATTAGTTCAGTACAAGCATTAGCATCTTCTCCAGTTGGTGTTGGTTCTATTGCAGAAATCAAACTTGGTGTTTATTACATTAAAGGGCACTTTGTTCTAGTTGAGCCACAGATAATTATTTTAGACAAATATAGCAATACTCCAACATATCGTATTGGTCTTGTTGCAACTGAATCTATTCTAACTTCTGAAGAAGACGAAACTCTATTCGATAACGCACAGAATTCATTTAACTATGCTGCTCCAGGTGCGCATCGTTATTCTATTGCTGCAACGCTAACTAAATTTTCATTGGATAGCGTCATTGATATTGACTTTATTGAGTTAATTAGAACTGGCGATGGTGCCATCCAGCGTGGTACAAACCGAACAGAATATTCTATCCTGCAACAAGAATTTGCTCACCGAACTTATGATGAGTCTGGTAATTATACTGTTAAGAATTTTGAAATCGATGTTCGTGAATATAGAAACAATAATCGTGGCGCATGGGCAGCTGCAAAATATTACATAACAGGTGATGTTGTTACAAATAATGGCAACACTTATGTTGCTAAAGATAATGCACAATCTGTTAATAATGGAGCAACAATTCCTGGTCCTATCCACACATCTGGTGTTGCTCAAGATGGTTCAGGAACGGGTGTTACATGGGAATGGAATCCGTCACCATTCTATAATCGTGGTGTATTTGCACCATCTAATGCTCAAGATGTAGCAGCTAACCTACTCAACGAAAAAAAATTGGCAATTGGTTTAGAGCCTGGAAAAGCGTATGTTCAAGGTTATGAAATTGAAAAACCAGCAACCAGTTATGTGACGGTAGAAAAAGCCAGAGAAAGCGTTCAAGTAACTTCTCAGGCATTACAAACTACTGTTGGTAACTATGTAACAATTACCAATCTTTGGGGTGCTCCTCCGATCGGAGACTTTTCTTCTGTTACGCTGTATGATAGACCAGTTGTTACTGGCGGTACTGCACCAAGTGGAGCCACTGCAGTTGGAACTGCACGAGTTCGTTTTATTGAATGGGATAGTGGTTCTAATCCAGGATCTGCAACAGCCATCTATAAACTATCTTTATTCGATGTTAAGATGAATGGTAACTTTGACTTTAACCGTAAAGTAAAATCGTTTTTCTTTAGTGGTGGTTCTGCTGCTACAAGTTTCAGTGCAGATATTAATCCGATATTAACTATAACTCGTGGTTCTGGAACTTCTGTAGCAACCAGCGGTTCTACAACTCCAGCAGCAGGTG